ATTTGTACAGCTTCAATGGGTAAGACTAAAAAGAAGAAGAAGTTATGAAAGTATCAATAGGAATGGAAAAAAACATCACTATTGTCTTTATAGGCTTTATTAAATATCAAAGAGTAGGGGCTATTTCATTTATTGAGGTATTTAAGTATGATTTATATCTAAAAATAGGTAATAAAAGAAGCTTTTTTAATGGGGGATGGGTAATCTAATGACTTACCAATACCGATGTAACCAATGCAATAAAGAAATATTAATTATTAAGCCTATGAGTGAGAGTGATACGAGAGAATATTGCGACTATTGCGATAAAGAGTTGAAGCGGGTGTTTATAGCTCCGAGTGTAATTACGGGCGATGGGTTTAAGAATTAATGGCATACAGCCAAACGCAATGGAATCGTGCTAAGTTCTTATTTGAGCTTGGATACTCACTAAGAGATATTGAAGAGGATTGCAGTATCTCACACGTACAAATAAGCCGTAAAGCAAAGAAAGAACAATGGCAAAAGGTAACAGAGAAGCAAGCTATCAAAGCCGACGTTATCGCACTTGAAAAAGAAAATGTAACACTTTTGGATAAAAAGGTAACAGTATCGCAACGTGTTGCAACATTATCGGATTTTGAGATAACAATACTTAGCGAAAAGATTACCGAAGAGATAGGGATTAAAAGCCTGATAACTAATACACAAGCCCTTGCAGTGATACGAGCCAATGAACAATTAACCCGTAATACAAAGACGGTTATGTTAAAAGAGAGACAATATAGTAGCGAAGGTGTACCTATTGGAGAAGAATATACCCCATATCAAGTGCCTTTAGATTCAACCGATATTAAAAACAATGTTGATTCAGTCGATAAAGCGTCTATCACGCTGAAGGTATCAGATCGTCACGCTCCAAAACAAGATATAAACCTTGCAAATTTACAACAAACAAACGTGGATAATACGATAAAAGTATCATGGAAATAAATTTAAATGAGTCACACCGTGATATATTCTTTGATGAAAATCGTTTCATTATTTCTTATGGTGGTGCAGGTAGTGGCAAAAGCGTATCAGTTGCTCAAAAGATACTATTACGCGTACTTCAAGAGGAGAATCACCGCTTTATTATCGTACGTAAAGTGGCGAATACTTTAAGGGTATCAGTATTTCAACTCTTCAAAGATTTAATCATCCAATTAGGGTTATTAGATCAATTTACAATCAATAAGAGTGATATGACAATCACATTCAAAAGTAATAGATCAACACTTCTATTCTTTGGGCTTGACAATGTAGAGCGTCTTAAATCAATCGCTGGTATTACGGGGGTGTGGATAGAAGAGGCAAGCGAGTGCGAACAAGGTGACGTTATGGAGCTTAACCGTCGTTTGCGTGGGGAAACACAATATTACAAGCAGATCATTATCACGTTCAACCCTATTGCACACACACACTGGTTAAAATCACACTTCTTTGATAATGAGGCTTCCACTGCTTCAATTTATAAAACAACCTACTTAGATAACAAATTTATTGATGATGAATATAAACAGCAGATTGAAGATATTAAGAACTATGACATTCAACAATATAATATCTATGCCCTTGGAGAGTGGGGGGTATTAAATACCAATATCATCTATCATAATTACGACTATAAAAAGCATACGACTATTTTAACTATTGAAGATTTTGAAGTATTACATTGTGGTTTAGATTTTAATGTGGGTGGTAGCGTGTGTGTGATTAGTGGCATACGTGATAATAAAGTCTATGTAGTCGATGGATTTGCCGTCTATGATACGGACGCAATCGTTACACAGTTAGCATCAACAAAATATCAAGGTAAAGAGCTTATTTTATACCCTGACGCGAGCGGAAAGAATAGAAGCTCAAACGCCTCACAAACGAATATACAGATTTTACAGACAGCAGGGCTACGGGTTAATGCTGCAAACGCTAATCCATTGGTAAGAGATCGTATTAACTGTGTAAACCGTATGTTTGCAACTGATCGGATATTTGTTAATGATAGAGTAGAGAAATTATCTAATGCACTACAGATACAAGCGTATAAGGATAATGGAGAGCCTGAGAAGTCAAACGAGCATAAAGGTGGGGCGTATGATGACTATAACGATGCGTTCGGTTATTTTATAAGCTATAAGTTCCCATTAATAACATATTCTAAACCAACGGGTGGATTCTCACGTTAGTGTATAATAATGAATTAATTTAAAATAAGGCTAATTTATGGCACTTACAAAAACAGAACATAGCGAATATTCACTATTACTCGAATATTGGATACAAGTCCGCACATTTACCCGTGGATTGAAGAGTGTACAAGCTTATTTGCAAGACGTTACGTCCGATACGTCACCCGTTGGAGTAAAACGTAATAAGGAGTATAAGGCACGTGCAACCTATGTTAATTTCACCGCACGAACACGTAACTCACTAATCGGTTCTATCTTCCGTAAGCCAGCCATTGCAGAACTCCCATCGTACGTTGATTATATGATCGATAATGCAGACGGTACGGGTATGAGCCTTGAATTAGTGGCAAAGCTTGGATGTACCAATTTATTAGAAGTTGGGCGCGTTGGGTTATTGGTAAATGGAAGTAAAGCTCAAGCAAAGATTACAACCTATACCGCTGAGAACTGTAAAGACTGGAAAGTAGATGAGAACGGCAAGCTAATCCGTGTTGAATTGATTACAGGTGAGAAAACAGAGAAACATTTAGTCTTAGACGCTCAAGGTTTATATATCGTTGAGCTATATGAAGATGCAGAACTTCAAGAAGTAATCGAGCCACGACAATTTAGTGGGGCGCGCTTTGACTTCATTCCGTTTATCTTCGCAGGTTCAACCGATAACACTCCCGCGTGTGATGATTTGCCACTATGGTCAATCGTAGACTTATCAAGGGCGCATTATCAGAATAGCGCGGATATGGAGGACGTCGCTAGGTACATGCTACCTACTCCATTCGTAACCGTCACGAATAAGCAATGGTATGATGATATTATGGGTGGCAAGCCTTATGAGTTCGGAAATGGTGCGATGATTCCAGTGCCTGAGGGTGGAAGTGCGGGACTTATTCAAGCGTCACCAAATCAGATGCACGGTGAAATGATGCGTCATAAAGAGGAGCAGTTAGTTGCTTTGGGTGCTAGATTAATTAGTGGTAATGGGTCGGGGCAAGCTGAGACAGCAGAGGCTACACGCCTAAAATTCAGTGCTGAAAACAGTGTTCTCGATGGCTTAGTAATGAATATGAGCCAAGCAATAGAACAGTGTTTAGAGTGGGCGCAATTATACATGAGCCGTACCGTTGAGGACGTTGAGTATATGCTAAATAGAGAGTTCTTTGACTTGACTATTAATCCTCAACAAATTGCAGCAGATATTTTGTTGCTTGATCGTGGAATTGTAGCGATTAACGACGTTCGCCATAATCTACGTAAGCAGGGTTATTTAGCGGATGATCGGACGGATGAGATTTTGGATGATGAGGTAGAAATTAACGCGGGGGGATTATAACCCTTGCAATCTGAACTCACAAAACATCAAATCTTTTTAGAGCGTCATGCTAATGGTATATTAAAAAGCGACGTGTTACCTATCCTTAAAAAGATGAGAACTGAATTATCAAATAGAATATTAAATGCTACACCTTTCCAAATCGCACGCATTCAAATCCTACTCAAAGAAATTGACAGCATAATCGACACGGCTGTTGCTAAGATACAACCGTCGTTGTTTGAAAGCTATCAAGCATTAGGGGAATACGAAACAAACTACGCAGCAACATTACTAGATAGCTCAACCGTTGCAAGTGTGACGATAGGGGCTGGTTTGCAACCTGAAATAATTACGGCTATGCTCGCTAAGTCCAAAATGTATCTTGGAGATGATAAAGGGCAAACAATCGATGACCTTATAGCTACGTTTACAAAGGCAGTTAAAAAAGATATTAAATCGGTTATTACCACGGGTCTTACATCAGGTGATACAACGGACGTTATCGCTAAGAATATGATCGCTTTGAATAGTACAAGGACGATAGATCAGGCACGGGCAGTTGTACTTAGTGTTGCAAGTCATGTAAGTAATGAGTCAATGATGGCTACATGGAAGCCTTACGCCCATTTATTTGAGGGATTAGAGTATATAAGTGTACTCGACAACCGCACTACATCACTATGTATATCTCGCTCTGGTAAGGTTTATGAGTTTAGCAAAGCTCCAAGCGTTCCAGCTCATTATCGTTGTAGAAGTAGATTATCACCTAAACTTAAAAAAGAATACGACCTATTTACTGAAAGCACACAGTCAAGCCAATTCGGACAAGTGCCAGCAAGTTGGAACTATAATGATTGGTTAAAGAGACAAAGCGTAGCAGTACAAGATGAAGTGTTAGGGAAAGCAAGGGGGTTGGCGTATCGTAAGAGTGGTGTACCAATTGATAAGTTTATAGATCGAAAAGGGGTGTTTTATAGCCTCCAAGAGTTGAAGGCTAAGGATTTATTGAAGTAATAAAATTTTCAATACTTTCAAGCTGTTCTAATGAAAAAGTACGGTACGAAACCTCACTTAACTTTTTAGCTAATTGTCGCTTTTTGACTTCATTTATTTTTACTTGTTTTTGCTCATCCGTAACAGTTGATATATGCACATGACTATAGATTGTACCACCTACTTGATGCCCATTTTCTTTATTAAAAACAGACCCACCGCACTCAAATCGCTTTGGGGTAACTTTTGTTACTTTACATAATCTTTCACTCATTCTTGATGATAATAAAAACTCATCACCTATTTTTACGTTTTCGTATCTCATCACTTCCCCTTCCCATTCTTATTCCGCTGTCGGCATTTATTGGAGCAGAACTTGCCCGCCTTTGTCATTGGTTTAACTATACCGCATACCTTGCAGGCTTTAGGTTCTTTGGCATATGGGTTACGGGTGTATTGTTTGGTCATAGTGAAACTCCATGATGGAACATAAACCAATTTTTAGCTTTTTGAATATCATCTTTTGAGTGTGTTATATTTTCATTCATATCTACATAGTATCTACCAACTTGTTCCCATTCATCAAAATCATACACACTTAAAATCATGCGTACTGGAAAATTATTTAATGATTCTTTTAGCTCATCGTATGAATATCCAAAAACTTTAAAATCACTGCACATAAAATCAAATATTGCAGTTAATCTTTGAAGCCCATCTATAATTTGTGCATCTTCAATTTGTGACTTAATGCCTACTCTAAATAGTTTTATTTCAGTAGGACATCCAGATAATAAATTCTCGACAAACTTAACTTTCATTTTTTTAGACCATTTGTTATTGCTTCTTTGAAACTCAGGCGTAATTTTTTCAAAGAAGTATTCAGTTGAATTTTCAATAGATTTTGAATTACTTTCCCAATCAGAATATAGCTCAATAGATTTTAAAAACCTTTCTCGTTCTCTAAGTGAAATATTTACTGAATATCCAGTTTTTGAGAATGAACCACCTCTAATATTTTTAATTAAATTAGGTATATTTTTCACCTTATCCCCTTTTTTTGTTATGCAGTATTATAGCGTTATTTCAAAAGCGTGTCAAGGGTAAACAGACAATTTAATCAAATTCTTTTTTAATGCTATAATTTTATAGGTTTAGCGTGATGCTAAATTAATTAAATTACGGGATGTAATAAAAATGCTTAAATTTCAAATTGATAGTTTAGATGGGGTTGATGCTTCACTACATGGGTACTATGATAAAACGGATAGCGGTTATCGCTTAAAAGTGGATGGTATCGAGGACACAAACGGACTCAAAACGGCTTTACAGAAAGAGCGCGATAATGTTAAGCTTACTCAAAAAGAGCTTAATGACTTGAAGAAGTTACGCGAAGAAGATGAACAAAAACTAATGTCGGAACAAGGTAAGTTTAAAGAGCTTAGTGAGTCTGAAAAAGCTAGACGCTTAGAGACAGAGCAAAAGTTTAATGAGCTACAAAAAGAGATCGGGCAAAAGTCAGCGGCTTTAATGGTTCGCGAGCTAGCACAGTCTTTAACAAGTGACCCATTGGAATTAGATATAATTTCTAAGTTTGCGTTTGATGAAGTCGAGTTCGATGGGCGTGAAGCTAAGTTTAAAAAGTCAATTGAAGATTTAAAAGCAGAATTAAATCGTTTCGTCCGCAGTAAAGCTAATGACGCAGACGATAAGGGCAATAAAAACGGCAATGGTAATTCTAAAACGATTACCCGTGATAAGTTCGACTCGTTGTCACAATACGAGCGGGCTGAATTCGCCAAAAGTGGCGGGAAAGTAGTAGAATAATGGCAAACGTATTAAGCAATCTAGCGGCTGATATTTACAAAGCGGCGGATGTAGTAGGTCGTGAATTAGTCGGGGTTATCCCATCGGCAACAATCAACGCAGGAGTTGAAGCAGCGGCACAAGGTGATACAGTACGCTCACATTTCACACGTAGTGCAACAGTCGGGACAATCACACCATCGATGACTATCCCAGAGGGAACAGATCAGACAGTCGATAATAAGACTATGACTCTTTCACAAACAGCAAGCGTTCAGATTCCGTGGACTGGCGAAGATATGAAGCACGTTAATAACGGCTCAGGCTTTGAAACCATTTACGGTGATCAAATTCGTCAAGCAATGCGTGCAATCACTAATCAGATTGAAAGCCAAATGGCGACTGATATTTACAAGAACGCTTCACGTGCATTTGGTACAGCTGGAACAACTCCATTCGGTACAGACTTTAAAGCGGTTGCATCTATTCGCCAAATCTTGGTTGATAACGGTATGGCGGACGACGGGCGTACTACTTTGGTATTGAACTCTTTAGCAGGCACAAACCTACGTAACCTTGCACAGTTGCAATCGGCTAATACAGCGGGCGGGACTGAATTGCTACGTCGTGGTACATTGCTTGACCTTCAAGGGCTTATGATTAAAGAATCAGCGGGTATCGCTTCACACGTTAAAGGTACAAATGCAGCAGCAGGTACAACAGACGCGACTGGCTATGCAATCGGTACGACTTCTATTACTCTTGCAGCAATCGGAGCAGGTACAATCGTAGCGGGTGATGTTATTACTTTCGCGGGTGATACTAATAATTACATCGTAGCGGTTGGAGATACTGACGTTTCAAACGGTGGTACAATCCTAATCGGTGCTCCTGGACTACGTAAAGCAATCCCAGCGGCTGCAACAGCGTACACACTTGGAGCGAATTACACTGGTAATATTGCATTTCATCAAGGAGCGGTAGAACTCGGTATGCGTCCAATGGCTCAACCAAATGGCGGAGATGCAGCGGTAGATCGTATGACTGTACAAGATCCATTTAGCGGATTGGTATTTGAGATTGCAGCCTATAAAGGTTTCAATAAAGCGATGTTTAATGTTTCTTGTCTCTATGGTTTCAAAACTTGGAAGCCTGAA